CCCGGATTTGTACGCGTACAGGATCAAGACCTGATGCCTGGACCCGTACCGAAGCCACCGGGTCTACGTCAACGACGCAACCGCGTCTCGACGCGCTCGCTGCTCCCGAGCGCCAGCGAATCGCGCAAGCGCAGAGTCCCGCAACTGCCGAAACGCGACTCGTTGACGGAGAAATGGCATCCGAAGGTCATCGAGTGGTGGAATTCCGTGTGGAAGTCACCGATGGCTGCGGAATTCCTCGACGCGGATATGCGCGGCGGTCTCTACGTGCTCGCTGAGCTGAAGCAGCAGTGGTACAGCACGGGTGATCCCAAAGTGCTCGTCGCGCTCTCCTCGGAGATTCGGCAGCAGGAAGTGCGCTTTGGTCTCTCTCCGATCGACCGTCGGCGCCTGCAATGGGAGGTCGAGAAGGGCGAACAGGCTGTCGAGCGCACTACGCGCCGCCAAAAGGCAAAGGAGATCGACAAGCAGCGCGCCGGCAAGGATCCGCGCGAACTCATGAAGGTCGAGCAGGGCGGTAAGCGATGAGCACGATCGTCTTCCCCGCGATGGAGGACGAGCCCTGGCCCACGCTGGGACCCGAAATCTGCTCGTTCATGGAGGAAAACTGGTGCCACGGGCCCGGTGACCTCCTCGGTGAGCCGCTCAACCTCGACGACGAGGTGCGAGCCTGGCTGTATCGCATGTATGAGGTCGAACCGCCGTTCCACGTGCAGCGCAAGAACAAGACGATCATCAAGCACAAGAACCCGCGCGCTGGCAAGCGGCGCTTCGAGCGGTGCGTTTTGTCGCTCCGAAAGGGCTCGAACAAGACCGAACTGGCCGCGCTGATCGTCGCGACCGAGCTGCACCCCGACGGACCGGTCCGCTGCGCGGGGTTCGAGTCGGTCCGCGGCGTTCTGCGGCCGATCAGCCGTGGCGTCACCGATCCGTACATCCCGATGATCGCCTACACCGAAGAGCAGACCGAGGAGCTGGCCTACGGCGCGTTGCTCAGAATCATCGAATCGAGCCGCCTGGCCGGTGATTTTGACATCGGACTTGAGCGAATCATGCGGGCCGACGGCACCGGGAAGGCCGAAGCGGTCTCCGCCTCGCCCAACGCGCGCGATGGTGCGCGCACCACGTTCCAGCACGCCGACGAGACCCACCGATTCACGCTCGAGCATTTGCGCAACGCGTGGAAGGTGATGATCGCAAACCTCGGCAAACGGCCGATTGCCGACCCCTGGGCGCTCGAAACCACGACCGCACCCGAGCCCGGGACCAATTCGGTCGCGGAATCGACCATGGATCACGCGCGCGACGTCATGCAGAAGCCGCAACTCGCCGCGCGATCAAAGATGTTCTTCTTCCACCGCGAGGCGTCGGCCCATCATGACCTCAAGACCGATGCCGGTCTGCGCGCAGCGGTCGTCGAAGCGTCGGGTCCGTACATCGTGAAATGGTCGGACGTCGATCGCATCATGAGCATGTTCCACCAACCGGATGCCGAGCAGGCCTATCTCGAGCGGGTTTACCTCAATCGGCCCGTACAGGCGGCCCTCAAGGCCTTCGACGTTGAGCGGTGGAAGGAACTGATCAAGCCGAAGCTCGTGATCCCCGACGGCGATGCGATCTCGCTTGGCTTCGATGGCAGCCGCTTCGACGACGACACCGGTCTCGTCGGCACCCATCTCGTCACCGGCTACCAGTGGGTGGTCGGCCACTGGTTCAAACCGGCCAATTTGCGCCCTGACGATCCATGGGAAGTCGACGGTGACGACGTCGACGCGATCGTGCGCGATGCCTTCACGCGCTGGCACGTGGTGCGCATGTACTGTGACCCGTTCAAGTGGGAGACCTGGGTCTCGGCCTGGGCGGGCCGCTACACGAAAAAGCGCGTCTTCGAGTGGGAAACGAACCGGCGCAAGCCGATGGCCTACGCAATTCGCTCGTATCGCCAGGCAATGGCCGCGGGCGAGCTCACTCACGAGGATAACGCGGCATTCGAGCACCACATCGGCAACAGCTGCCGGCTGCATACGGGGCTCGTCGATGAGGAGGAGAAGCCGCTCTGGATCCTGCGCAAAGAGCGGCCCGACAGTCCGCACAAGATCGACCTCGCGATGGCTGCCGTGCTGTCGCACGAGGCGAAAAACGACGCCATCGCCGGTGGCGCCGGGCAACAGAGGCGCTGGAAAGTGATCCCTAAATCCACACAGGAGAACAAATGACGGAGACTGCAACGAAAGAGGCGGCGAGACCGTTCAAGCTGACCGACTACATCAAGGACGGATACCTCGCCAAGGCCATCCGCAATGAGCTGAAGGGCCTGGACTCGAAGCAGCTGCCACTCGCCCAGGAAGCGATTCGCGAGGCGGCCGAGGGCGGCATCGCCGGCACCTTCGACGAGCTCCGGCTCGAATACCTGCGGGCGATTCGGCGCGCGCTGCATCCGGAGCGCAAGCTGGTCAAGAACCCCCAGATCGACCGGAAGGTGGTCAAGAATCCCCAAATGGCCGCCCGCCTCGATCGCGAGCTCGAGGATGTGACGGCCGAGGAGCTGGCCCGCGCGAATGCGGCGGTGCGCGAGATCATCGAGCAGGCGCGCAGCGTGCAGGTGCTGAACAAGGAGAACGGCGAGCCGCCGGGCCCGGGCGATGAGCGGTTCGTGCTGCATGGGCCGACCGACATTTGCCCGCTCAGCAAGGAGCATTCGACCATTCCCGGGGGCGATAAGGCCGGCTGCGGCTACTTCCGCCCGCCCGAAGCATGGGAAGAGGTGCTCCGCGAAGCCGTGCGAGCAGCGATCCTCGGGTGAGCCTCGCCCAGCGGGTTTCTGAACGACTGAACCGGCTGGCGCTGACGATGGCGCCGCCGGGGCTCGTTCGGAACGGCGGCGAGCAGAAGGCGCTCACGCGCATGCGGTTCCCGCTCGGTGGGGCGAATAACGACCTCCGATGGTCGTTTTTTCCCTTCACTGACGCCCTGACCGCGCGCATGGGCGATTTCAACTACGCCTCCGCGGTCGGCGATGGGCTGAATTCGTCCGTCGTCGCGCCGGCGATCTGCTGGGTGATGCGCACCTTCCCGGAGGCGCCGGCGGTCGTTCAGAAACTCGAGAAGGAGCAATGGCGCAATCAGCGCAAACACACGCTGACCAAGCTGATCGCGCGCCCTAACCCATTTTATGACGGGCGCATTCTCTGGATGGCCACCTGCCTGGACTTCCTCTTCGGCGAAGCGTTCTGGCTGAAGATCCGGAATCCGATCGGCGAGGTCGTCCAGTTCTGGTGGGTGCCCCGCGGGCTGATCACGCCGCGCGCACCGGCCGATGGATCGGTATTCATCAGCCATTACGACTACAACGTGGGTACCGGACAGCCCGAACGGATCCTCCCGCGCGATATCGTGCATTTCCGCTTCGGCATGGACCCGCGCAATCCCCGCCGCGGCTTCTCGCAGCTCGCTGCCGTGATGCGCGACGTCTATACCGATGAGCAGGCCTGCGCGTTCACCGCATCGATTCTGCGCAATTTGGGCGTGATCGGCGTAATTATCTCGCCCAAGGTCGTCGATGCGGCTGGCGGTGCTGTTGGAGCGAGCCCGGAAGACGTCAAAGAGGTGCGCGACTACATCGATGCGAACATGACGGGCGAACAGCGCGGCCGCACCCTCGCCCTCGGCTCACCGACCGAAGCGCAGCTGCTGCAGTACAACCTCCAGGGCCTCGACGTCGGACCGCTCCGCGACATCCCCGAAGAGCGAGTTTGCGCGGCGATCGGCATTCCCGCGGCGGTGATCGGGTTCGGCACCGGCCTGCAGCAGACCAAAGTCGGCGCGACGATGTCGGAAAACGTCAAACTCGCCTGGAAGGGCTGCTTGATGCCGACGCAGAAGATCCTCGGCGGCGAGCTCGGTCGTTCGGTGCTGCCAGAGTTCGAAAATGATCCGGAGGATTACCGGGTCGGCTTCGACTGGTCCGAGGTGCCTGCGCTCTGGGAAGACGATTCGGAGCGCGGGAAACGCGTCACTGGCCTCTTTACGGGCGGCGTCATCAAGCGCGGCGAGGCCCGGCGCGACATCAATCTGCCCGCCGATGCGAATGATGAGGTCTATGTGCTGCCCGCCGGCGCGCAGCTGCTGGACAAAGACGGCAAGCCACTCACCAGCAATCCAAATGCGCCGACGCCACCGGCGCCCGACAATCCCGCTCCGCCACCCGCACCAGACGAGGGCCTATGACCGCGCGCGCGCAGGGCGTTACGATGCCCGAGACGAAGCCACTGGAACGCAAATCCGTGACGCTGGAGATCAAAGACGCTGCGAAGGGCCAGGTCGAGGCCGTCTTCGCGACATTCGACGTCATCGACCATCACAGCGACTGGACCGAGCCCACTGCATTCGAGGACGGCGCTGAAGTACTGATCGGATCATGGGGACATGGCACGGTGTTCGGGGAACCCCCCGTCGGCAAAGGCGTCATCAAAGTCACCAAAAAGGACGCACGGCTCGTCGGGAACTACTTCCTCGACACCGCTGCCGGTCTCGAGCAATTCACTACCGTCAAGAATGTGGGCGGTCAGCAGGAATGGTCGTACTCCTTCGAGATCAAAGCGACCGGTGAGGTGACCGAGGAGCTGCGCCAGCGCGGCGTGCGGCGCGTGCTCTCGAAGCTCCTGGTCCATGAGGTGAGTCCGGTAATGCGCGGCGCCGGGATCGATACGCGCACCGTTACGGCGAAGTGCGCGAAATGCGGCGGCGACCATGCGGCGGAGGAATCCGGCAAAGGAAAACCGGCCGACGCGGCATCCGCCGCAGCAGAACCGGTCGCCGAGCAGAAGACCGACGAGAAACCGGCTGACAAACCGGTTGACAAGCCCGCCGAGCCGACGGCGGAGCAGAAGGCCGCCGAGGAAGCGCGCAAGCGTCAGCGCGCGGAGATCGATGTGGAGGTCGAGCGGTTTGAGCGAACCCGTCGCCGTCTCGGTTACTAAGCCGCGGCTCGAGCTGTTCCGCTGCCATCATTGCGGGCGGCCCAGCGAACGGATGACGCGCCCAATGCGTATTGCGGGCGTGTTTATGAATATCCCGCAGTTTTCGATCATTCAGCTACCGCCCGGTGCGGAAAAATTCCGGTGCCGCGGCTGCGGCTGGATCAACGTCTTCGAACTGATTCAGGGCGCGCGGGGCCCGGTAGTTGACTTGCAGACCGTCGTCACCTAGAATAGGACCACTTCTTCGCAGGGCCACCTTCATCGGCCGGCGACGTGCGCAACCCCAATTGCGCCGCGCTGGCCTTCTGATTTTTCAGAGCCCCGCGGCGCGCTCCGTAGGAGGAGCGCCATGGCCAAGCGGTCGATCCAACTCCGCGAGGAAGCCCGCACCAAACACAACCTCGTCGGCGACGTGCTCAAGCTCGCGGGCGCCGACCGCGATTTCAGCAAGCGCGAGGTTCTCGATAAGCTCGGCGCGAGCGATTCCGAGGATGCGGTCAAGAAATTCCGAGCGCTGAACGGCGAAGCGCATCGGCTCTTCGGTGAAGCCACCGACGAAGAGCTCAAAGAAGACATCCAGGATCACGAAGCTCGCGACGAGGCGCTTCGGAATCCGAAGCCGAACGCCGGTCGGCACCCCTCCCCCTTCCCGGACAGCCAGAAGACGGTCGGCCGCCTGGTCGTCGAGGGCGATGCCTACAAAAACTGGCGCGATCAGGGCAAGAATCGCGGCCCGTTCGGCGTCGAGGTCCCGGTCAGCGCCAGGGAGTATCTGCAGGGGCAGAAGACGCTCGTGACCACTGCCGCGGGCTTCGCGCCGCGGCCGCCCCGGATCGCTGACGTCGTGCCCGCCGCGGTGCGACCGATCCAGGTTCTCGACCTGATCCCGATCGAGGGTACGAACAACCCCACGATCATCTTCATGGAGAAGACCACCTACACGATCTCCGCTGCGGAGCTCGCGGAAGGTGGGACCTATCCTGAGAGCACCTACGTCTGGACCGAGCGCACGTCGCCCGTGCGCAAGATCGCGGATTCGATCCCGGTCACGGACGAGCAGCTCGATGATGTCGACCAGATGGCCGGCCTCATCGATACGGATCTGCGCTTCGGGGTCCAGCAGAAGCTCGACTCGCAGGTCATGGTCGGCACGGGCGCCGGCGTGCAGCTCACCGGCATCGTGAACACGGGCGGCATCCAGACGCAGGCCCGCGGCACGGATCCGCACTTCGATGCGGTCTTCAAAGCGCTCACGAAAGTGCGCGCGGTCGGCCGCGCCGAGCCCGACGCGATCTCGCTGCATTCGACCGACTGGCAGACGTTCCGCCTCATGCGGACGGCTGACGGCATCTACATCATGGGCAACCCGGCCGAGCCGGGGCCGATGAATCTCTTCGGTGTGCCCGTGGCCCTGAACGAGGTCCTGACGCTCGGGACGGGCATGGTCGGCGATTACAGCCGCTTCTCGAAGCTCTGGGAGCGCAAGGGCATCGCGGTCGAGGTCGGCTTCACCGGCACGCAGTTCACGGAAGGCAAAAAGACCCTGCGCGCGGATGGACGCTTCGCGTTCGTCGTGCGTCGGGCCGCGGCCTTCTGCTCGCTGACCGGGCTGTAAGCAGTGCCGCAGGCGAAGCCGCTTGTCGGCACGCACACGATCGCGAACGGAGCGAGCCTCTCCGACGCGATCGAGGTTGGTGAGTCGGTCGTCGTAGGCTTCCAGTTGCCGACGATCGACAACGCCGCTCTCTCATTTCAGGGGAGCCATGACGGCGTGACGTATCAGAACGTGTTCGACTCGGCCCAGACCGAAGTACAGGTCGCGGCCAGCACGGGGGCGCGGTTCGTGGCCGCGCCGGCTGCACTCAACGGTCTCCCATTTATCAAAATTCGCAGCGGGCTTTCCGGTGCCCCGGTGAACCAGACCGGTCAACGAACCATCCAGGTCGTCGCGAAATAGCGGCGGAGGGACATCATGGGTCAGGCGCCCGACACAAAGGCACTCAAGACATGGCGCGGTGAGTATGACTTCGCCATCGACGGCGGTGCGGCTGGGACTATCACGCTGCGCAGCCAGGACGGGCCGATTCCGATCAATGCAATCGTCCTGGGCGGCTACATCGATGTCCTGACCGCCTGCCTCTCGGCGACCGGCACGATGCAGTTGAACAGTGAGGCAGCCGCGGATCTTCTCGCCGCGACCGCGCAGGCAGGGCTCACGCTGGGCCGCAAGTCGGTCATCCCGAACTTCACCGGCGCGTCGTCGCTGAAGATGACGGCCGATCGCCTGGTGCAGCTCGTGATCGCGACCGCCGCGTTCACGGCCGGGAAATTCCGGCTCTCGTTGGTCTACCAGTAACCCGAGGTCCCGGATGACGCTGAGAATCGTTCGGGCCCAGGGCGATACCGATCATCTGCAGCCAGGCGAGTTGCTCGCCGATCGGCGACTCTGGGTCAATGCCGCGAAGACGCGCCTCCTCGAAGACGGTGATTCCGCGGCGGCGTTCCTCCTCGCGGCCGAAGGTCGGCCGATCCCGGCAGATCTGGTCACATCGCTGGGGCTCGAGCTGGTCGATGGTCGCGTCGTGCAGCGACCGGTCGCCAAGGCCGAGGCTCCGGCAGTGAGCGCGCCACCGCCACCGACCGTCCCGTCGGTCGACGATGGTGAGAAACACCCCGGAGGGGATTCCTCCGACGCGGTGAAGTAACCAGGCCGGGCTCGTGGCCGACCTGGTTTCACTTGCGGAGGTCAAAGCATGGCTCGGGAATCCGCCATCCTCCGACGACTCACTCCTGACGGATCTCGCCGATCGCATCGAGGTCATTCTCGAGCAGGTGAAGCGCCGGTCGTTCGCGGTGGCCGCCGCAGGGGTCGTCGTCAAGGTGGATGGCACCGGCATGCCCTACGTCTGGCTCGACCGACCGATCGCCACGCTGACCAATGTGAAGATCGGGCTCGATGCAGCGAGCCCAGACGAGACGCTCGTGGCAGCACCCAGAACGGTCATCGCACAAGGACGGCGCATCTACCGTCAGGACGGCGGGTTCTTCCCGCGCGGCGTGGCCAATGTGCAGGTGACCTTCGATGCCGCGGATCAGCTCGACAAGGATGCGAAGCAGGCAGTGCTCGACGGAGTGGCGCTCGCCTATCGGATGCGGGGGTCCGAGGATGCCTCGAGCGAAGGGGTCGGCGCATTCGCGCATGGTCTGCGCGATCGCTTCGAGCAGCTCCCGAGTTGGCGCGCAGTACCAGCCCGGCCGATCGTCGCATGAGTTTCGCTGGCTTGGTGGCGATTCGCGGAACACAGGTAGTCCTGGAACAGGATACCGGCGTCACGCGCGATACCGATGGCGCCCCACTCGATGGATGGACGACGTTTGCCACCGTTCCGGCGCTCAAAGATGTGTTGGGCGGCAGTGAGATCGAGACCGGTGAGGGCCGGACTGCATCCGCAACCGTGCGCTGGCATTTGGCCGATAGTGCGGCGCTGGCGGCGGTGAAGCCGACGAAGTTCCGCATCAACGAAGGCGGCGTGCTGTTTGACATCATCAACGTGGATCGGAAGACGGCGCGCGGCCAGCTGCATCTCATGACCAAGCAGAGGGGCGCGTAGTGCCTGATACCTCAATGCTCTGTGCCGAACCGGCCGTGACGCAAGCGACCAAAGAGGTCGATTGCGAGAGCATCGGAACCGGACCACAGGGCAAGCCGCTCGCACGTGAGCGTGTCGCGATCGCGGGCCCAGGTTCGGTATCTGTCACAGAGGTTGATCTGGGCACGCTCAACGATGCGACCCGAAATGTCGTGTTGCTTGCAGCCAATACGACGCGCCGCTCGGCGAAGATCGAGAATCAAAGCGAGCTCGTGCTCCTGATTGGAGAAGGCACCGCCGCGAAGGTGAATAGGTACTCGTATCGGATCGAGCCGGGGGAGACGCAGGAGATCCCGTTTCCGGCCTGTAGTCTCGCGCTCAACGGGATGTTCCTGGGCGGCCTGCCGTCGCGGCCGGTGCTGATCACGGAGAGGAGCTGAGCATGGATGATATCCGCAACCTTCTGCTAATCGGTGAAGGCAAGTTCGGTGACGACAATCAGGCGCAGCAACGCGGCGACTGGTGGGGCGGCGCGATCGTCAACGAGCTGTATGGCCGCTATACCGAGCTCATGCTGCGCGGCAAGCTGCTCATCTTCTCCTCAGCTGCAGCCGGCCTCGCGATCGGCGTCGCGGGGAACAACAACCCGACGATCTGGAATCCTGCGGGTTCGGGCCGGTTGTTCGTACCCATCCGCACGCTGCTCGGCTATGTCTCGACGACACAGGTCGCCGGGCATTACGCCTGGGCCTATCAGACCGACGTCGGATCCGCGATCGCTACGGGCGCGCCCATTACCGCATTCACAAAACTTCCGCCAGTCAACGCATTGATCGGCGCGCGCAATCAGAAGAGCCCGATCGTTTTCGCGACGGCGGTCACGTTCGGGGCGGCACCGACATATCTGCGGCCTACGGGTCTGAGCAATGCGGCGATGGCGGCGGCGACGGCCATCGCGCCGTTCACGCAGATCCTCGACGAGGATGGCACGCTCGGGCTTCTGCCTGGCTGCGCGTTGCAGCTCTGCGCCAATGCCGCAGTCGCAGCGGTTCAGGCCGTGGCGATCATTGGCATCGATCTCCCGGCGCCACCGGGCTATGAGAGCTAAGTGCTCGCGCTCTTCCATCACGAGTTCTGGGAAGCGCAGCATTCGGGAGCTGATCGGTTGAATTGGGTTCCGAAGCATCAACCAATTCGACCAATGACACGGTCGGGGATGTTCCGGATGGCGGGCCGAGCTTCACGTAGGCGATCACGATGGATCGGCTGGCCACGACATAACCGTCGACAGCAGCGGAGAGCCTGATGCCAGTAGCGGCATCGATCAGATGGAGCGGAGGTCGAGAGCTCGCGCAAGCCTTGCGCGAGCTCCCCGCGCTTGTCGCGACCGAAACGCTCGAATCTGCCGCTGTGGCTGGGGCTGGCATTGTGCGCGCTGCCGCGGCGGCCAAGGCACCGCGCAGCTTGCTCCGCCGGCGTCCACGCTCGCCGCGCCTGGCCGATACGATCCGTGTCGAAATCCAAGAGAAAGATCGCGCGCATGTGCGGGTCGCGATCGTCAGCAAGGCACCCTTTGCCCATCTCGTGGAGTACGGCCACGACATCATCGCGCGCGGACCGGGTCGCAAAGCGCTGGGTTCGCAGCAGCGCATCAAGCGCGCGGTTGGCGTGCGCTGGAAAATTGTGCGGCGCAAGCGCAAGGACGGGTCGGTGGTCGAGAAAACCGTCCTGCTGACGAAACAGCGGTCCTTTGTGACCGGCATGCATGCAGAACTGCGTTCAAAACTTCTCGACAGGCGGCGCGCGGGTGCCATCGGCCATGTGGCCGCGGAACCATTTCTCCGGCCCGCGTTCGATGAGACCAAGGACGCAGTGCTCGCGCGCATGAGCCAGGTGATCGGGAAAAGCATCGAGGAGCATTACCGCCGCGTAAGCACTCCACAGGGACCAGCCAAGGCGGCTGCGTGAGCCTCAGCGAGGCGATCTACGCGCGCGCGGTGGCGCATGGCTTGGGTGCCCTCATCGGTACGCCGCCGCGGCTGTATCCCGTGGATCACGTGCCCCAGGACGTCGCAGGGGATTATGCCCAATACCTCATCGTCGACGGACCGCGAATCCATGTCATGAGTCGCGATTCGCTTGCGCAGCCGCGGGTACAGGTCGAGTGCTTCGCGTCGACGCGGAAGAAGGCTTGGGCGATCGCCGAACAGATCAAAGCGTGTTTTGGACGCGTGAGCTTTTCAGGCGGAGGGACGGTGGTATCGGCCTCGGTCATTATGGACGACGGACATGACATCCCGAAAGACGAAGAGACCCAGAGGCCGGGAGTGAGCACGGACCTGCAACTGACGTATGCGTTGCCCTGATGCCTGAGGAACTGGAGCCACTCGACGAGCGATCGGTTCTGATTTCGCAGGTGAAGGCGATGCGCGCGCAGTGTGACGCCATGCTGGTCTTGCTCGAGGGAGCAGTAGAAGAAACGACCTGTCTGCATCCAGAGGGTCAACGACAGTACTTGCCTGGGACGATGGGTAGCCCGCGGCGCTTTACGTGCCAGGCATGCAATGAGACCGTGACGGAGAAACCCAGCGCGCCCATCGAGGGCGCAGGAGCGTAGCAGATGGCCCATTTCGCCTTCGTCGATGGGATCGCCACGATCAACGCGGTCAATCTCGCCGCGCATTGCCGCAGCGTCGATCTCACGCTGAAGCTGCGGATGGTCGAGGACGGTCCGTGCATGGCGCAGACGGACATGAAGAGCATCCCGGTGCTGAAAGAATCGGGCCCGCTCCGTCTCGTCTTCAAGAATGATTTCGCGGCGGCGCAGGTCTATGCCACGCTCTTCCCGCTGTGGCAAAACAAGACGTCGTTTACCTACGACGTGAAACCGACCTCGGGGGCTGATTCAGCAACAAACCCGCGGCTCAACGGCACCGGCTATCTCTCGAGCTTCAGCGTGCTCAAGGGTGGCTTCGGCGACGTGCCCGAAGTCGAAGTCGAAATCACGCCGGGAGGCGCGCAGCCGGATATCCAGGCGGACATCACATGAGCGAGATCAAAGAGCAGTTGCGGGCAGCGATCCTCACACCGCGCCCGCTCCCCTACGAGGATGTCGTGGTCCCCGAGTGGACCTCGGAGAAGTTTCCCAAGGGCGTCAGTGTTCGTATTCAAGGCCTCAGCGCTGGCGAGGGCGAGGCGCTCGCAATCGAAGTAACGCGCATTGATGCTCACAACCAGGTCCACGCGGATCGACAGAACTTCCGCGCTCGCCTTGTCGCGCGCTGCCTGGTGGACCCCGCTGATGGAACGCGGCTGCTCAAAGATGAGGAGGCTGCACTCCTGAGCCATCAATCGGGTGCGATCCTTGAGCGGCTCTTCAAGATCGCAGCACGGGTCTCCGGGATGGCGCAGAACTTGGAGACCGTCAAGGGAAACTGATGGCGCGGCCGAGCCGAGTCTTCGGCTACCGACTCTGCCGCGACCTGGGGATACTGGATGTCGATGGGGCGCTTGATTCGATGAGTGGCCCCGCATTGCTCGAATGGCAAGCCTTCTACGCCCTCGAGAGGGACGCTGAGGAGGAAGCCTACAAACGCGCGAAGGAGGAAAGATGACCGTAGCGGCGCGTTTGCTCGCCATTCTCGAAGCCGAAACCAGCCAATTCGATGCGCGCTTCACGGCCTCCGCGGTCGTGGTCGACAAAATGACCCGATCGCAGACTGTCGCCCATCGCGCCACGACCCAAATGCGCGCGGGGCTTCAAGAACTTTCGATGACCGCATTCGCCGGCGCCGGTCCCCTGGGCAAGCTCGCATCAGGGATTGCGGAGATTGCCGGAGGTTGGGCTGCGTTGGTGGGCGGTGGCATTGGCGGCGCCGTCTTCATGTGGTTTGATCATCTCACCAAGCAACTCAAAGAGGCGACGGATCGGGCAGACGAGCTCGGCGGGACCGTGCGACGCATGGCGGCCGAGCGTCTGGGTTCACCACTGCTCAGAGCGTTGAGCGAGAGCGAACCGTTCCAGAAACAGGCTGAGGATATCCAAGACCAGATTAACCAGCGCCTTCGGTCTGTTCCCGTCGGTGGGACTCTCTCCAAAGAAGCCCTGATCGCAGCGGATCCGCTGCTCAGTCAATTGCAGCGTCAGCTTAACGACATCAACAAGATTATCGAGGAGATCGGCCGCAAGCCCGAATCGGTGCTCGTTGGACTACGCCACGAGCTTACATTGATTCCGCTCGAGCTCGATGACTCGCTGCGGCTCCAGGCGCAATGGCTCGGCCTGGTGGGCAAGACCGCTGATGAGTTCGTGCGCTTGAGTACGGCACTGGCGATCGAGCCGGTGCAGCGTGAAGGGATCCGCATTCAGCAGGATATCAACGACTTCCTATTTGGGAATGCCGCGAAAGGCATCGCGCCCTTCGCACTGTCCCCCGACATCGCGCCCTTCGTGTCATTGGCGAAGGCACAGAGCGCTCACGACATCAACGTCAAGCCAGCCTTGGAGGATGCGGCCGGCCTGCGCCGCGGCCTCAGTAAGAACGATCTCTCGAACGACATCGTCAATCAGCTCGTCGCGCAGGAGCAGCAGCGCCTCGCGATCCTCGATCTGATGAATAACAAGACGTTCATGGCTAATCTCGCCGCTGAGGGGTTGACCGACGAGTTCAACGCGATGGTGCGCGCGATGAACAAGACCGAGATCAAGGCGCAGCAGCTCGCTGTGGCATTGGTCTCGGCAGTCACGGGGGCGATCTCCGCGATCGCGAGTGGTGGTGGCCCCGGCTCGTTCCTATCCGGCGCCGGCGGCATCCTCAGTGCCATGGCGACGAAGCACCCCAGCCTCCTCCTTCCCGGAGTCATTCTCACGGGATTCGGTAACATCTTCAGTCAGTTTGATCGCAACGAGGAGCGGCGCAATCAGCGTCTCATACAGGCGGTGCAGGATAGCCTCCGGCCGTTGGTCGGGCCCGAACGGATAACGGATCTCACGGCCAACAGCCGCGGCCGCGATCTCTCGCGGCACGACTCAATGCGGGACGAAATGCGCGATGCGGTGGAACGCAGCTCGGGAGGTAGATAAGTGGGCCTCATCCTCCCCTTCTTCGGCGTCGATAACCATCTGTCGGTCACGCAGTACTCGGATGTCGCACTGCTGGGCTACGAGAATGGTGTGGCACAGACGGCCGGGCTCGAGTTCCGCGTCGCCGACGGCCGCCGCAGCCCTGGCGGGTGGACCGGCATCAGCACGAATGTCGAGTACATCCTTAAGTGGACCAACGGCCGCCAGCGTGGGGCCGATTACTGCGCGATCGATCGCGGCCATAACCTCTCGCGGCTGATCTATGAAGTCTCCGATGATGACTTCACCGGTCTCCCGCAGCTCGTCTTCGATATCACGTTCCCCACCGCGAGCATGACGGGCGCGGTCGACGATCCATTTGGCGTGCGCACCGAGGAAGCGGCTTGGATCAAAGCCTTTGGCTTCCGCGCGTTCAAGTACGGACGATTCCGGATCCCGGCGATGGGTGTCGGGCTGAAGCCGATGTTCCGGGCATATACGGGGCTGTCCTACCGGCGCGCGCGCTACGATTTGCCGTTCATTGACGATCGCAATCATCTCAACGTGCAGGAATGGACGACGCCGGCGGGCGTCCGCGGCCGCGGCCAGGCGGCGGTCTCGCGCCAGGGCCAGATCGATTTTCAGATGACGTTGGAGAGCCTCGAATATCCGACTTTCCGCGATCACATCATCAACAAGTTCGGCGGCGATTTCGGGAAAGTCGGCTCGCCGATGTGGATCATCCATGATGATCAGCAGGCCGATCGTGCGGTACTGACGATGCGCGCGGGTGGTGGTGAGATCGGGTCCATCGTCACCGGCGAACGCCTCACGCAGCGGATCGGCTCCCTGACTTGGGTCGAGCACGACCCCAAGAAGAACTGATGGCCATCCCGCGCGAATCTGAAATCATGCTCCGCTTCGGTTGGGGAGCACAAAAACGCGCCGGCGTGTGGGTGGTGGGCGGCGCGGGACGCGGGCGTGTGGAGGAGCTCAAAGAGGTCTTTACGCGGGCGGATGCCACCACGTGCGCGACCTATATCGATCGTGATGGCACGATCCGCCTCGCGTTGCCGAATATCCCTCGACCCGAGTGGGTCGATCTCGATGGGGATGGAATTCGAGAAACGCCAGGGTTCCTATTTGAAGGGAGCCGCAGCAACGCCTGGTTGTGGAGCGATGACCAGACGAACGTGGCGTGGCTCTCGAACGGCCTCTCAAGCGTGGTCGGTGGTGATCCTGATCCGATGGGTGGGACGACTGCCTGTCATACCGTCGAGAACGGCATCAACACGTCGCACATCGTGGGACAGAACTTCGCGAGCGCGACCGACAACACGCGGCAATCGATCACGTGGCATGCGGCGAAGAAAGAGCGGACCTGGGCCGTCATCCGGAGCTTCCCGAAGGACGGCGTGGCGAAATTCTCCTACGTGAATCTTGCCACCGGCGCGAAGGGAACGATTGACCCCTCGCACGATATCACGGTCTCCTCCATCCTCAAGAACGGCTTCTATCGGATCACGATGTCGTTCGACGCGAAGTCGGGCGCATCGACACCTTCAGCCTGGATCGGTGGCGCGACGGGCGATGGCGGGATCATCTTCGTCGGCGATGGGGCAAGCGGGATCTACGTCTGGCGTGGCCAGCACGAGAAAGACGTCGCCTTCGCCTCGAGTCCAATCAAGACGACTACAGCTGCGGTCACGCGCGCTGCGGACAGCCTCGTCATTCCGTTCAATTGGGGGACCACCGACCTGACCCTACAGGCACGGCTTGCACGCCCTGTCTGGGCAGATGCTGGTGCTGCAGTCGATATCGGTGGCCCACCGGGCATTTTCCAGTTCGCGACCGGTGCGATTCCGCAGATCCGAGGGGGATCGGTGCAGGCTGCACGGCAATGGTATGGGTATATCGATACAGCGGTTGCCGACAGCAACTTCTCAACGGCCATCCTCGCTGGCATGTCACAGATCATCACGTGGCAGTTCAAGAATCTTGCCTCAGCAGGACAGGTGGCTGCGGCCGCGGATATAGCTGGGGGATTCGGAGCATTCGCTTCAGCGGCAACGGGGTTCCTGGCCTATGGGGGCCAAACCCTGCGCATCGGTGGGGCTGGCGCCGGGCAGGAACTCTATGGCGTCCTGATAGACTTCGTTCCCGTGCGCGGTCTCTTCCTCCCGACCGAAATGCTCGCCGCCGCGTGAGAGTCTCGAGCGGTGGCGTTGTTGGCCTGCATCCGGCGCTGGAAGCCCGCACACGGCGCGCCGATCGCACCTCGGAGCTGGTGGCCGAATTGCGCACGGTCGCGCGTGCGGCGATCAAGCAGACGCAGACAGATTTCCTCGCCGCCGATTCCCTGACCGGTCTAACGGTCCTGCCTGAGGGGATTGTACGGCTCACCGATGTGATCACGACGTTGATCACGAAGGCTGGGCCGCCGAACAACTACTTCACGGGTCTGGATCGTACTGCGCCATTCGACACGCTCTTCATCCAGTGGGGCGGCACGCAGAGCTTCGACTTCGAGCTGCAGCGGCTTAAGATCCATATGCACCCGCGGATCAGCGGCAGCCAGCGCCAGGAGGTCGCGTTTTGGAAGCTCGATCTGTTCCGCATCGTGCGGATCTCCGGGACGTCCGCGGCGCCGCGAATCGAGCTCGCGCAGCTTTGTGACCCGCTGAAGGTCCCCGTGCCCGACGGCGCCGCCGAAGGCCTCGTGACGTTCGACTTTACCGGCCGCGCCGATCGGCCCAGGCCCAAGTTCGCAGGGCTCGTCGTGGAGACTGGTGAGCCGCTGATCCCGGTCACGATCGGCTTTCTGTATGCATTGAAAGCCGACGGATCGTTCGCGGCGAATGCTGGCATCGGTTATGACTCGACCACTGAACGCGTGAACACCGGCGGCAACGTACTGACGAGCTTCAGGCTCACCGGCATAGACAGCAGGGGGCTCTACATTCCCGGCGTTGGGGGCGCCGGCGGGCTCGGGCCTAGCCTCGGTACGCCGATCTGCACCGTCGAGACAGGCACCTATACGAGCGCGAAGATCAGCTTCAGCGGCGGTGGCAATAAGGCAACGCTCGTGCCCGCCGGGACGCCCACCGGCGACGTCGTCTTTACCTGCCAGGGCCCCGTTCCAGAGGGCTGCTCCCTCGTCGGCAAGGTCCTTAAGGACGGCGGTAATCCGGTCGTCGATGGTGATTGGGTCACGTTCTTGGATGGGCAGAAGAACACCGATCTGGTGAACGTCTCGAAAAAAGCCGCCTACGAATTGCGCGCGGAGCTCAATACCAATGCCGCCGGCAATCAGAGCCCGCAGCTTTGGAAGCTGGCAGTCGAAGAGATCACACCGGTTGATCTAACCGGCCTCGCCGAGGTTGAGGATTATAGCTCGGGCGTCGATCCGATGGACTGTAAGGGCGAGATCGCGCAGCTGAAGCTGCGCATTGTGAAGGATGGACCCTATCGCGACTTCCAATCGCTGATCGAGAACACGATCAGCAGCACCGCGCGTAAGAACCTCCAAGTCAGACTCTACGTCGGGGATCGTTCTCTCTCGCGCGACAAATGGCTCCACAAAGCGGATTTCCTCGTCGAGGAGCCGAATCCTGACGAGCACTCGATCCTGCTGACCTGCCTATCCCCGCTCGCGCTGGTGCGGAGTCTCTTGCCAGCATATTCGCCCGGCGTCGCCTACCATCCAGATGGGACGCTCTCGACCGGCGCGTGGCGCGACCAGGTTGGCGGCACGAACCTCCATCTCGCGATCGATGAAGCGATCGCCGATGAGACGGACTGGATCCAATCCAACGCGGCGGCAGGCCTCGATACCTGCCGGGTCTCGCTATCAACGCCCAGCGACTCAGCCGGGCGCCGGCACATCATTGAGTACGAGTACTTCAAGGATGTAAGCGGTGGCGCGCAGATCAATCTGACGGTGCGGCTCAAACAATCGAACGTCACGAAAGCCGCGAACCTGCACACAGATATCGGTCCCCTCGCGGTCACTGGCAGCTTCGAGTTGACCGATGCGGAAATCCAGACGCTCACCGATCTGCCCAATCTCGAGCTCGAATTCGAAAAGAATGAGGTCAGCGGGGCGCCGAGCCGGCGCGCGATCGTCACGTGGGCGCAATTCCGTCTGGGCGGCAAACGCGAGGGCGTGTCCTACGTCAACCAGACGCGCCGCGCGGTGCTCGCAGATCTGCTCCAGAATCGCCTGGCCATCCCCGGCCGGCTGCTCGGTCCTGGCACACTCGACCTGAACGACACGACGACGCTACTCACCAAGGCGCTGGTGCCGCCATCAAAGCGCCTGTTTGAGCGAGAGAACCTGACGTCAAAGACTGAGGTCGATGCTGTGTGCCGGATTGGCTATGCCGGTCCCGATGGCCGCTCGGTCGCGCAGGTATTGATCGAATCCCAAGGGCGGCTCAAGGTGATCGATCTTGATGCGCCGCGCGCCAATCCGATAATCTTCTGGCCCGACGAGGTCGAGGTTGAAGATTGCTCGCCTGGACTCAGTCAGGCGACGCCCGAGTTCTTTGCGAAGTGGCGTTGGGATGTCGCGCGCGGGGATTTCACTGATGAGGTGCGCGCCAAGAACGACGCCGCGCGTGATGCGCTCGGCGATCTCTTTTTCGAGCAGCCACGCGAGCTCGATGAGGAGGTCGGCAAATACATTCAGGATGAGGCGACGGCCAACCGCGTCGCGTTCCGCCAGGTGGACTACTTCGGCGCTGCCTATCTCGACTGGGGGATCAGGATTGCCTACCCCTACCCCGAGGCCGAAGAGGGCGACTTGGTCCTCGTGCCTACGGAGAAGTTCTGCGCCTTTGATCCGATCGCCAGCCGCGCGCTAAAGGGCAAGCTCTGGGTACTGGGGATAATCCGCAAATGCCTCGACGGCATGGGCCATCGGTTCCGCATCTACCTGCGCGGCTTCAATGACATCTTGGGAACGACCGAAGCAGCGCGGATGCTCGGCTTTGTCGCGCCGATCGTCCGTGCTGTTGGGCTGCACGTCGATGATGGTGGCAACGTGGTCGCGAACATATCCGTCACCGGAGGCTTGGTCGTCCGCGTAGCTGTTTCGACGGCGGGCGAGCCTTCCGATGCCACGACGCGCGTTGCGCCGCTGCAGCTGCTCAATGCCAACAGTCAGCTGACGACCGCTACGCTCGTCAGCATCATCCCGGGCCAGATCGCATATGTGAAAGTCTTCGCCTATGAGCGAGGCGATGGCTCAGGCGCGGAATCTTCACCCGTGACCGCGGTGACGCCAAAGGGCACGCGTAAGCGCGCGTTCGTTTTCGATGATGGGCTCTTTGTATTACGCGCCGGCAATCCTACAGGTATTGCCGCCCACTCTTCGGTGCAGCTGGATCCGGCCAATGGCGTGGCCGAAGGGGGCACGGTCTACCGGATCTATCGCCACCGCGAGGAGATTACGGTCAATGGCGCGGATGCGGACGGCGACGTCGCCGTCTCCTTTTCACTGAGCTATCAGAATCCCCCACTCATCATCCTCCGAGGGGGCCAGTACCTGAGCTTTGCCACGGCCTTCGGCACGGGCGTCAATCATCGCCAGCGTTTGCAGGCGCTCAACATCACGACCAGCGGCTTCACATCGCGCGCGCAGATGCTGAATGCCGGCGTCGTGACCGGCCAAAATGATGACTTCCCGAGCGGAAACCTGCTCGTCAATGTCAGCGATACCGCCGAGGCAGATCTGCAGCCGGGCGGTGCAAATGATGATTCCTACACGGTCAACTATCGCGTCACCGTCACGAACCCGGACGGCAGTGCCAATGTCTCGGTCACGGTCGCGATCGAGATCAACCGTCAGGACGGGAACGGCTGGATTACGGCCGCGAGCTACGGGTACTCGCGCAATATCGCAGGCACACAGAGCTGGAACAGCGAGTCGAAGACGATTCTCGCGACCGGCCTGGGCACAGGCGATGATATCCGGATCCGCATCTCATCCTTCGATGACAACGGGATCGGTGGCTCGTTCACGGTGCGCGGCGCCGACGGTGCCGGCTCAAATCCGGATACGCGCAATGGCGTGACCTACAACACCGCCTCCGATACGACCGCGAGCGCGATCCCCAACAATGGCGACCAGGTGATCTGGGTGGCCCAGGAGGTCACCTGACGACCTGGGCCGAGGCCGCGAAGCTGGAAGTCACGTCAGTCACGATCGACCGCGATCGCGGCGAGGGGCCGCCGCGCTGCTGCACGACGGCCCGCGTCCCGGCAGATGGTCTGGCGTGGTGGGGGGAGATGCCGCCCGAGCTCCTCGCGATCGCGCGCAGCCGGCTTCCGCAGCTCTTAGAAATTGCCGACGAGGACCTCTATCTCTGCGCTGGGTGCGTGGAGGTCCTCATCCGCGAGCAGCTCGCCACGCGCGCGGATATCGCGCGCGGGCATGGATTGTCACCGAAGCTGATCGCGAAGGCCTGGATCCATGACGAGGAATTCTGGCGTCGCGGACCGGAGTCGGCGCCGGCAGAGGTCACCGCGCAGCCCTGGTGGCAAGAGTATCAGGCGCTCGTGGCAGCGCCACAGCAACAGCTATTGATGGGTGCGGATCTCGAGCTCGCGGAAACGACGGCGCGCGGGCGCTGGAAAACGGATGTGCAGGAGCTGCTCCGGCGCTATGCCGCGGACGATCAGGTCAGTGCTACGGGGTTGCCTTGAGATCGTAAGCCGTGCCGCCGTCCTGCCAGTCAGACGAGCATTCTCCCGGTGCGTCCAGATGATAGGTTAATGGAGCGTCCGACGTGCGCTTCATCCATGGCGCCGCAGATCCGATGTTGCTGCCGAGCGCCAGCATGAGCGTGTCCTGGGTCGCCACGATTGTGGTCTGTCCGAACGTCGTATCGACGACGCCATCCTTCCAAAAGCTGATGACGCGCTCATCGACGGCGATCACGGCTTTGAAATTCCCCTTCCCCCAATTCGCATCCGAATAGGTGAGCACGCCATTCGATCGGATGACGATCGCGGAGTCGACGCCGATCGGCGGATTCTCCGTGCCGCGTCTGCCGTTGGGTGAGTTGTAGCAGATATGCTGCGAGGACCAGGTGCCCTTGGCGGACAGATCATCGAGCGTGGCAATGCCGAGCGAGTCCGACACGGCCGTGCCGGCGACGGACGCATGGATCGCGCCGCGCGCCTCGTGTGCGCCGAGGAGGGAGTCGCTTTGCTGCGTGAAGCCGCCAGGCAACGTCCACGTCACCGCCGGCGCCGCGACGGTATCCCCATTGTCCAGCACGGCGCGGACGAGTCTCGCGAGGCTGAGCTTCTGCCCACGCCAGAAGCCGGTGTCCTGAGCCATAAGTAGCTTGACGACCGCTGGCGGTGGGGGTGGGGGCGGCGGAGAGATGGAATCCTTGCAGGCGGCTAACGTTAGCAAGGCTGTCGCAATCAGGAATCGATTCATGGTTCCACCTCCTCTTGACGAACAAAACGAAGCAATCGCGGCGAGTCTAAACGTTCGGCTTCCATCAGTCGAAGTATTCTACCTGTGCTGTCGGCCTGCCGAACGGCCTGCTCAAGCTCTCGGGTTTGATGGGCACAAGTTAGATAGATCGCCCCGCCAATTCCGAGTCCCAAGAGGACCGCGAGAATCAATCCGCGCGCCGTTGCCATCATTGCTCTAGGATGCGGGCGGTTCTTTTTTCTCGCCAGCCAGTAATGCCCTACCAGTGGACTGTTGTTTCGCGCGACCTGAAATACTACATTGGTGCCTGACAGCAGGACCACAACCTAGGTAGGAACCCAGGGCCGCGTCGCCACACGACGCGGCCTTTTCGCGTTCTAGGAGGTTGCTTGGCCGACGGGAACGGCAAGGGCATCTGGGGCCGGGTCGCGATTGCGCTGATCCCCACGGCGCTGGCTGGCCTCGTCGCGATCGCGGCACTCCGCAGTGATGTTCGGCACATCGAGCAGGACCTCGAGAGCAAAGCCAATCGTGAAACCGTCGAGACGCAGAACCGCGCCATCCTCCAGGGCCTCGAGGATCTGCGATCCGATATCCGTGAACTCCGGCGCGCGATGGGGCATCCGTGACCAAGCGCGATACCCACGAGCTCCGCCTCGAGCACTGGCCGCGACTGTCGACCTTCCCCACCACCGCCGGCATCATCGTCGCGGCGATCGTCCTCGACTTCCTCACGATGTTCGCCTGGGCCATGGGCCGCGAGGTCCCTGATGGCTGGCTGTTTTTCCTGGCCGGTCTGCACGGCATCGGGACTGCGCACTTCGGGATCAAACGCAAGACGTGGGACCCGGACAAGATGGTGACGCCCAGCAATGGGGGCACTAGCGAATGACCGAGCTCGCGCTGCGCGATATCGAATTCCTGCGCAAGGTCGCCGGGCTCGGTCACGCGGATGCCGATCTCACGAAGGGTCACGGACTCCTCCAGCTCCGCTGGCCCAAGCTCGACGCACGGCTGCGGAAGGTCGGCCTCGAATGCCGAATCATCGAGGTCTATCGCCCGGATGCCCGCCAGCAATGGCTCTTCGGCCAGGGGCGCACCGCGACTGAGCTCGAGGCGAAGGGCATCGATCCCCGCTACGCGCGCGCCGGCGCGATCGTCACGAACGCCTGGTCTGCGCTCACCAGCGCGCATGGCTGGACCGAGGGCGGCAAGCCTGCCGCGGCCGCGCTTGACGTCGATCCCGTCGGCGTCGACGGTCGACCATGGACGCCCGATGATCCGTGGGATGAGATGGTCAGCGAGGTCGCGAGCTGCGCGGCACAGTCAGGTCTGGTCCATTTCATGACGCAGGGCAAGGTACGCGACAAGCCCCATTTGCAGCTCGTGGAATGGTCTGATCGGCTGCATAGCATGACGGGGATCGGATGAGGTGGGGCGTCGTGATGTGCGCGCCTGGCGATCGCCGAGTCGTCAAGAAGTTCATCTGCTTTAACGAGCTCGGCGCCACGCGCCGCGGCCGCCTCTGGAAGCGCCGCAATCCTGATCATGTCGTGCGCACCTTCTCATTGCTGCCCGGCGATCGTTCCCCGGCACAGGAGATCGGCATCATGCGGCGGAGGCAGCGAGCATGAATCTCGCGCGCGCTCCCCATGCGGGCTGGTACGTCGTGCTGACGTTGGCGCTCTGTATTCTCGCTGTCTCCTGGGCAGGCTTTGCCGGTCGACGCGCATTAGCCCAAACCGGCCGCGCGAATCGGGCACTCGATTCCCTCGCGAAATTCCGCTGCGTGCCCCTCGATTCGGGCGACGTCATCATCCGTCGCCGCGGGGGCAGTTGATGCGCTGGGTCATCGCGGCGGTCGAGCTCTATTTCCTGATCTGGTTCGTCCTGATCGGGATCGAAGCCTTCATGCAGCGCGTAACGGGCCTGAAGTCGCCATTCGATCTGCTGGAATTCCATCACGCCTATATCGGCGCGGCGCTCGTGGCGCTTGGCTTTTGGATGCACACGCCGCTCGGAATCTCGCTCCAGATGCTCGGCCTGATCTTCACGATCGACGATCTCGTTCAGCATGGCGTACAGACCTATAGCGGCGATCGAGACTATCAGTCCCCGCTCCATCAGCTCTTTGGCAAGACTCTCTGGCGCGTGCCTGGCGTGCCGATGCTCATGGCGTTTCTCGATGCTCGGTGGTGGGCACTGGTCCTGATCGGTGGGATTGCGCTGCTCGCGTTCGGATGTGGTCCCTCGCGGCTCGTGCCCATTATCCCGCGGCCTGATACGCGCTTTGTCGCCGGCGTCTTGATCACCCAGCCGGTTGGCCAACGTTCGCTCGAGCTGCTCCAGGCCGCGCTGCCGAAGGAAGGCTCACTTTGCTATTACGGTGGAGCACGCGACACGACCATCGATGGGATCGTGATGCAGATCCTCGAGCCGGTCCGCGTCGAGGCCGCACGCTCGGACAGCTCCAGCGAATTCAACGTCTGGTATCCGCGAGGGGTGCTGGCAGGCTGTGTCGGCACCGGGCTGATTGGGATCGCGCATAGTCATCCGTATGCTGCCGAGCCGAACGCCTGCACGCACTCGGATCCTGACGCCTATGTGCTGTTCGCCGATCCCGCGGCGCTCTTCTCGATCGTCTTCTGCGGTGACGGCCGCCTGGAGGTCATGTATCAGGACGGCCGCCGCGTGCCTAATCGGTGGCGCAAGTGAAGCTCACCGACCTCGATCCCAAGCTGAAGGGCTCTCTGCAGGATGGGGTGCTTGATTTCGATTGCCCATTCCCCGCGTGCCAGGCGGCTGGTCCCCATCGCGTGCGGGTCGCCATTAGCGCCGCAGCGTTTCATGAACGGGCCCCGAGGCCTGGAGAGTATCCCGGCAAGAACGGCAAAGTAAAAGTCTGGCAGGCATCGGGTTCATTCCCCGATACGCTCAGCATCCAGCCATCGATCGACATCATCGAATCCGATGCCCAGGGCAACAAGATTCGCACGCTCTGCTGGCATGGCTTCATCACAAACGGGCAAGCGACATGAAGAAGGGTCGCGTTTTCCTTCGCGCCGGCTGGCCCAAGCACGTCACCAAAGAGTTTCGCAAGAAGCTCCAGCACGTCGGGAACGGTCTGCGCGGCTTGTACGGAGCGCCCGTCTATCTCGTGGGGTCCGCGCTGCTCGACTCGAATATGTACCCTCGGGATTGGGACATCCGGATCATGCTCTCGGATGCCGAATTCACCAGGCGTTACGGCAACCCGCAGACGTGGCACGCGGAGCAGGCGCACAAGAACTGGACGCGCATCAGCTGGCGCTGGTCAGATGATTGTGTCAAGCAGTCGAAGGTCGAGTCGTCGATTCTGGGAGTGCTTGTCGATTTCCAGGTCTACCCACTCTCGATCTATCGGAAGTCATTCCGCCACCGGCCGCGGCTCCGACTGGATACCCGATGAAGTTCGGGAATGTGACTCTGAGCGCCGGTATGCTGCTGGCGATTGGCCTGGCGGGCTGGCTCCTGGCTACCTGCGCGCGACGCGATGGGATCGCGATCGGCAGGCAGCTTGCCCATGATGATGCGACCGATCGGATCAATGCCGCGCGCGCCGCGGCCGAGATTGAGGCGACCACCACCTTTCGTCATCAGCTTGATTCGCTCGCCCGCGCGAATACCGCAAGCCGCGCGCTTCCCGCGCAGCGCGCGCGGTCCGATTCTGCCGGCGCCGCGATCGCGGCCATCCCTGACTCGCTCATTCCGAAGAGGCGGGTCGAAGATCTGCGGCACGAGAAGGACTCGACGATCGCGCTGCTCGATTCAATCGTGGCGCATGATTCGGTGGGCATCCGCGCGCGCGACGTGCGGATCCTCGCGCTCGAGAGCTCGGTCCGATCATATGCCGATACGATCGTCCCAAACCTCACGCGCGATCGAAACAAATGGCGCCAGCGCGCGTTAGCCAATTGCGGACTGCAGCTGACGGCGGGATACGGCCCACGCGGGGTCGATGCGGTGGCCGGGTATGGCTGCAAGATCCCGCTGCGACTTCCCCTGTTAGGCGGCTTCTAGGGTCTTCGGGAGGCATTCGGCCAGGGCGTGCCTAAACGTGACGCATGGCACCAACAGGCTGGAATGTACGTAGGGGCTAAACCGGCCGATTGAGCCGAAATGGCCCAACCGGCCCACTTGCAAGATTCTCTCGGTGCCGTCATATATACGGCGCCGCTGGTGTTCGACGGAGGCGGTGGGTTTCGAACCCACGGATCGCATTGGACGATGCGACCGCCCGATTAAGAGTCGGGTGCAATAAACCAGCTCTGCCACGCCTCCAAGTCTGATCCGGCCCGGGTTCCGCTACCGGGCCGGTCGTCTTTCTGCCATTGATCCTAGCAATCGCCAATCCTTGCGCAAGCTATTCGAGCAGCGTGTTTTTGCCTTCCAACAAAAAGCGCCAGTTCCGTGGGGGTTCTCACCCATCGGGACTGGCGTGCCGTGGTTTGGTTATCGCCTATCGGGAAACCTACGGGTATTAGGGCGGCTGTCAATCGCTGCTACGCCGCGAGCGCCGCGGCTACTTCCCCGCCCTCGCGCGCTTCCATGGCCTCGGCCGGCGCGGCGATCGCCGCGCGGTCGAGGATGAAATCGGCGGCTTTCTGCGCCTGCTGGCCTGCATAGATCAGCATCGACGGATCCGCGCGCATGGCCTTAAGCCAATTCGCCAGGTAGGCCGCCGCGTTGTTCATCGTCGCGTCATTCTCGAGGTCGCAGCTGGCCATCAGGAAGGAGGCGCCCATCTCGGCGACGAGCTCCTCGCGTGAGTACTGCTCGGAGCCGAACGACGTCGATCTTGCGGCCAACGCGCGAGGCGTGCGACGTGCTGTGCGTCAGCTCGTGGAATAGCGTCGCATAGTAACCGGCCGCGGAATAGAAGCTCTCGCGGTTTGGCATGGCGACGATGTCCGCCGCCGGCGAGTAGGACGCCTGGTCATCGCCATGCACGATCGCCGGACGCTTCGGCATGTCGGCGACGAGCTGCTCGGCTGCGGCGATCGGGTCGAAGCCCTTCGGCGCATCGGCCGCGGCCGGGACCGTCAGGCCCTCGCACTGCTCGACGTTGAAGACCGTGTAATAGCGGACCGTCGGGAACGGCCGGTCGAGCTGCTCCTTGGTGCCATCCTTGCGCTTGCGCTCCGAGACCCAGCGCCAGAATACGACCGGCGTCCCCTTCTCGCCCTTCTTCACATGGCCGCCGAGCTCGAGCGCCTGCTTGAACGTCACCCCAGTAGGGCGAGCTATAGCCTGCCCACAGCAGCGCGAAGACATTCGAGCCGCGGTAGGGCTGGCCGCTGGCTAGGTTGCGCGGCATGTCGGCCGACTTCCACGGCTTCCGCCATGGGATGACGCCCTGCTCGAGGGCGGCGATCAGGCGATCGGTGACGATCTGGTAGACCTTGGAGAGCTGCATCTGGCTATTCACGGGAACCCCGTCGTTTAGTGGACGGGGATATATATAGGCGCTAGCGCCTATATTGTCAAGGGGTCTAGGACAGGGCTTGACATATAGGCTCTAGCGCCTATATTGGGCTTTACAATGAGCCCGCTCCAGATTCAGTATTCAGACCACGCAGTCGTCGAAATGCGGAAGGCGAAGATCACCCGGCAGGTGGTCCGGCTGGTGCTGGCGCATGGCGTGAAGGCCTTCGATGGACGGCGTGGGCACGAGGACTATTGGACCTCAACGCTCCAGATCGAAAACCAGTCCTATCAGGTCTCGTGGGTGCAGAAGGCGGGCTACATTCTCGTGGTCACCGCCTATCGACTCGGCGAGTATGACTGAGGAGGATGCATGCAGGCGACGTATGATGAAAAGGCGGATGCGATGAGCATTACCCTGCTCGAGGCCGACCGGCTGCGGACCGTCCAGGTCTCGCGCGGCGTCCTTGCGCACTTCGATCGTGATGACCGTCTGATCGAAATCGAGATCATCGGCGCGAGCGGATTCTATCCGCCCGCGGTGCTCGAGCGTCTGAGCTCGCCGGCCGAGCTGCTCACCCTGGCCGATGCCGCGAAGGAATTCGGTCTGTCGCCGACGACACTGCGCAATCAAGTCCTCAAGGGGAAGATCGCTGCGGTGAAGTCGGGGCGTGACTGGATGGTGACACGTGCGGTCATGATGAGCTATCTCGACAATCGGGCGCCGAGTGGCCGGCAGGCTCGGCGGAAGAAAGCGCGACGGCTGAAGCGCCAGGCTGCAACGATCGCTCGTTAGCTGTTGATCCCTTCACCGCATCCCGGGCAGAACTTCGCACCGGTGGGCACTGCGGCACCGCAGATATGTCGTTCCTGCGCCGGTAGGCCGATCTCCGCCGCTAGTTCATCAGTGATGTGAAACATTCGACGCATGTCAAAGCCGAGCACATGGAGATCCCGAGCAAGGGTCTTCAGTGCCCAGACGAGGGCCTGTTGACGACCTTTCTCCGTTGTGCCATCGAAGAGAACTGGCGCCTCGCTCCGCGCGAGGTCCTCTTGTAGGGCAGCTGCGATGCGTTTTGCTTCAGCAGCCAATTTCAGGAGCTCCCCGCCCTCGTGCTCCGCATGATCTGTGCGGGGGTGTCCGGGGGGATCTGGAGGCCGATCTCCCCACTCGCTCTCACGCGAATGCTGATCAATTGCAATAGCTGAGGAATCTTGAGATTCTACACCCGTTCCAGGCTGCTTCGTCATTGAGTTATGACGTATCGATCGTTCGCCCTGGAGGTCGCCAGGTGGCATTATGCCCCTTTTGCTGGGAGCCTGCCCACGGCCATGGATGAGCCAGTCGGATGTCAGGCCCACGAGGCCAAGCTCCCCCTCCGCGAGTAACAGCCGTTTCGACACCGTCTTAGTCACGCTCGCCCGCCGTACACAGTCCTTCAGCGTACCAGCACGCAGCCGCGCCACGCGCTCGACATAAGCGAGCGTCGGCTTTGTGTTGGGCGGCGCGCTCAGTGTCGCGAGGCTTAAGAGCCGATCCTGCACCGCCTTACTGCCGGTGGATAATTGCCCCTTGACAGATGGCATTATGCCCTTAAGTTGGTGGCTCGTGATGCATGCGCTATACGACCGAAGTACCGAACAAACCGGGCAAAGGTAGGGGGCATGAGTAGGCACAGCAAGATGGCCGGGAAGCCGCTGATGGTTCGCATCAGCCCCGAACAGCGGGCTCGGTTGAAGCGCGCCTGCGCCATCGAGACGCGCCGGCGTGGCGAAACCGTTGATCTCAGCCAGCTCCTCCGGGAGCGGGCTATGGCCGAGGTCGACCGGATCATCGCCGAAGCTGAGCAGCAGCAGCGTGTGGATGCGGCGTGATGGCTCGATACCAGACGGTCTCCGCCGCCCTCAGCGCATCAGAAAAGCGCGAATTCATTGCTCGCTGCCGTGCCTCTGGTCATAAGCGCGAATCGTCAGTCGCCCGCCGCGTCGTGCTCGCCTGGACCAGATCCGCGCGCGTCCGTCGCGCAGTGCTGACCTATGAGGCGAAGCAGTCACGTGGGCTGGTGATTGCATGACGGCACTCGCGCTGGATCTGCGCCATGCCCCGCTCTCGGCGGAATCCCTCAAAACGCTGCTCGATACCCTCGGCGCCTCGATCGGGATTCGAGATACCGTCGATGAGATCATCGCTCGCTGGCCTGTCCGGTCTGCGCGCGTAGCCCATGACGAGCGACGCGTTGCCGTGTTCCGGATGAACGAGCGCGGTGAATGGCGCGGCGTGCTGATGGTCGGCGGCGACACGCCCCATGCCTACGAGCTGGTCGCCCAAGAGGCGCATTTCCGCGACGTGCTGCATGTCGCGCTGTGGTTGTCGCGCAGCGATCCGAAGGGTCGGACCGCCGCGCTGTCGTTCAGTCCCGTCCTGCACTAGGAGTCCCAATGTCCGTTGCCACGAGAGTTCGCAGCCAACGCTATATCCGCAAGCCAGTCCTGACACCGCATTGGACGCCTGGCGACCGACAACCCACCGCGCTCGCGCTCGCCGCCGCCGGTCTGCTTGGCCGGATCGCCGATCTCATGGGCAAGCACGTCAACACGCTCGAGAAGTGGTCGCAGGGCGAGCGCGGCCCGGAGTTCGATTGCTCCGAACTCTTCCCTGCCCTCCAGCGCGCGGGCGTCTCGAGCGATCGCGCCGGGATGATCGTTGCGCGCATCAAAGCGTTCTACGAGGCGGCCTATCGTGCCGACCTGCCATCGCTGCGCGAGCTGCAGAAGCCTGAGACGATCGCCGACCATGCTGAGGATGAGACGCAGATCGATTGCGTGCTGCATGAGGGAGACCTCGAGGCGCAGGCGCGTCATCTGCCCAACGTCCTCGCTGAGATCGCGATGCTGGAGACCGTGGCCGCCCGCATCACCCAGAACCTCCAAGCTGCGGGGCGCATGTGAAAACAGCCGAGAAGATGATTCCAAAAGCCAAGCTGCTACGCGCCCTACACGAGATCATGGGTGCCGCCCGCGATCCCGACGAGTTGGCTCTCATGAAAGCCGATGGTCCCGTAAACCCGGAAACTGCCCGAGCCTTTACGCTCGGTTGGATCGAGGCGATTGCGCGCGATGCACTCGGCGCTGAAGCGCCGACAACTGGCTGGCTCGCCGCGGACGTGGAGTCCTGATGCCGTGCCCCGTCTGCGGTGCCAAGTGCGTATGCCGGAAGCGCGGCGAGGATGGCCGCTGCTGCCCCTGCCACAAACACAAATCCCGGACGCCAGCTCAGGCCGCGGCGCACGCGCAGTACGACGCTAAACGGAAGGCGGCCTATCCAATCGACGAGTTGCTGGCGGAGATCGGGGCGCAACGCGTCGATCGGCGCGATGGCTTCACGTATCCCGGTCTGTTCGAGCGGCCGGTCATCACGGATGTGGTGATCGTGAAGGATGGCCCGGTGCCTGTCGTGATCGCGACGGAGCGCGGCGACAATCCCGGCGCGTCGATCACCAACACCATCGAGCGACTCGCGGCAGTGTTGGCGAAGGACATGCGCTGGTCGCTCGGCGATTTCATCTTGGTCGAGCACTACCCGCCCCACCGCTTTGGCGGTGATTTCGATCGTTCGCTCAGCCAGGTGTATTTCGAGCGGCTGTGGAGTGGCGTCTCGTGGAGTCATCTAGATATCGATGGGCTGCGTGCTCTGCTCGTGCAGGCTGTGCCCGCATGATCATTGAATCCCCTGAAGAACTGGCCGAAGAGTTGCGCCTAGCCCTGCGCAAAGAGAACGACCAAGCGATCGCCTCCGACGTCACGCCGTGCTCGGCGAGCATTGTGCCGCCCCGCGCGTCGTTCAGCGTCGAGACGATCATCGGCAAGCGATTCTGCGTCATGGTCACGGAGCTCTGGACGTAGATGCCAGGCCTCCCGGAAGCGCGCTTCTCGGCAGCCGGCGAAATCCGGCCGAGCAGATATAACGCGAACGAGTACGTCGTCGTCGTCCGGATTGGCGAGCTCAGTGCTGCCAATCCGGATGAAGGGCAACTCTCCGCGATGGCGTGGATGTATCTCAGCGGCGCGTTGAAGCGGCGCGGCTACGATCTCAAATCGATGGTGCGGGCTCTGCCATGAAGAAGCCGATTGTGCACTATCGACCGCGTCGCATCTGGCCGCAGCAGGCGCTTTGGCATGGTCGCGTCGCCTGCGGGCTGTTCCTGCCGTGCACGGCGGTGACCTCTCGTAAGAAGTCCACGACCTGCAAGAACTGTCGGCGCGCGATCTGGTTCACCGATCCCTGGCGTGGGAAATGAACGTGCTCGCCTGGCTCGTCGGTGGCCTGATCGCGCTGTGTGGCGCGGCGTTGGTCCTGCATGTGATCGCGCGGCTCGGTTCGCTGGGGACTAAAGCCCCATGAATAGTCGCGATGCATTCAGACGCTACCGTGCCCGGTTACCATGGCGGCGTCGCGTGCAATTCGATCTTTGGTGCGCGTGGTTCGCGTTCGTGGCTTGGGTCAAGGACCGCTATTACGGCGCGCCCTGGGAAGCGCAGGAGCGGTGATGCAGGCGATCGCGCTCGCTGTGATCGTCGGTGCAGCTGTGCTGTTGTGGCTTCGCCAGGAGCCGCGCGTTGATCGCAATGCCGATATCGCCGAGTACCTCGCTCGAAGCGCGAGCGGTCGAGACGTCTAAGGAAGGCTTTGCAGCCAGCGAAGGAATCAGGTGCTAGGGCGCGGTTGGGTGCGGTTGTCGGGCCGGGTGACGAGGACTCCACATCCGCCGACGTCAAGGAAAGGACCCTTCCGCCGCTCGATCTCGACGCCCTGCACCGGACAACCACCACGCGAGGGAGAAGTCAAGTCATGGAGAACACCACGGGCGCGCGCATAGAGAACACCACGGGCGCGCGCGAAGAGAAGATCGCCGACCTCTCAACCCTCGGCGCCGGCGCCGCGGCCGAGAAGTTCCAGGCCGAGCTCGCCAAGGTGCTCGACAACATTCGCGACCCGAACACGGACGCCAAGGCCAAGCGCAAGATCACTCTCGAGTACCTGTTCATTCCCGCCGAGGATCGCGAGCGGGTGCTGGTCGCGATTGCTGCGCGCTCGAGCCTGCCATCCACCAAACCCTCGGGTGATGTGATGTACGTCGGCAGCAAGAATGGCGAGGCGATCGGGACGGTGCTGCACAGTCCGGATGGGTCCGAGGATCCGCGGCAGGGCATTCTCGACATCAAAACAGGAAAGGCAGGCAGTACGTGAGTGATCAGACCGCAGTGACTGCAACGGCGGTGAACGAAATCGCCGCGCTCGCCGAGCGGGGGGCTGAGGTGCAACGCTTTACCGTCGGCGACGCCGAATTCGCCGATCGTGCGCTGGTGCGTATCAACTCCGATCCGCAGCGACCCGAGACGCTGGAGTTCTATACGCTCGCGGGATTCGTGAAGTACCTCGAGGCCGAGGACGAAGACACCCGCCCGCTGATTCACGTGGTGAACGCCGGGCGCGTGGACGCCGTCAGCGAGCTCTATGGTGCTGACCTGCACCTGCGGCGGAATCCGGCTCGTGCGGTTTGCAAGAACGCGGCCATGCACGGCTTCTCGTTCAACAACGCGGTGCCCATCGAGCTGCTGACGATCGCACTGCAGACCTGCTTCGAGCCTGGCCGCGGGCAGATTGACGATCTCCGCCAGTTCTGCGCATCGGTCCGCAGCACATCGGAGATCGGCGTCGATGATGACGGCGTCAGCCAGTCCATCGCGGCGAAGAGCGGCATCGCCGCCACCCTACCGACGCGCGTCAACAACCCTTGGAGACTCGCGCCCTGGCGCACGTTCTCTGAGATCCCGCAGCCGGAGTCACCCTACATCCTCCGGTTCATCAAAGGTGAGGAGCCGCGGGCCGGGCTCTTCGAGACGGGGGATGCGCGGTGGCAGGTCGAAGCGGTCGAAGCGATCGCCAAGCAGCTGCGGGTGCTGCTCGGCCAGGATTGGAAGATCCTCGGCTAGATGCTCGACGGACTGGTGGTTGATCTCTTCGCCGGCGGAGGTGGGGCGAGCGCAGGCATTGAAGCTGCGCTCGGCCGCTCGGTGGATATTGCGATCAACCACGATCCCGTCGCGCTGGCCGTCCATAAAGCGAATCATCCCTCAACGCATCATGTCGAGGAGGACATCTGGAAAGCCAACCCCGGCGAGCTGGTCCGGGGGCGGCCAGTCGCGCTGCTCTGGGCCTCGCCCGACTGCACGCACTTCTCGACCGCCAAGGGCGGGAAGCCACGGAAGAAGAAGCTCCGCACGCTCGCCTGGGCGGTCTATCGGTGGGCGCGCGCCACGCAGCCTGCCGTGATCTTCCTCGAGAACGTTAAAGAGTTCGAGGGCTGGGGCCCACTCACGAAGGCAGGCAAACCGGACAAACGATTCATCGGCAAGACCTTCCGCTGCTGGATTCGGCGCATTGAGCGGCTCGGTTATCGCGTTGAGCACCGGATGCTTGATGCCTCGCTGTATGGCGCGCCCACGCGGCGCCGTCGCCTCTTCATCGTCGCGCGCAGGGACGGCAAGCCGATCGTCTGGCCCGAGTTCAGTCATGGGCCGGGTCGCTTGCCGCTGCGCACGGCAGCGGAGTGCATCGACTGGTCGCTGCACTGCCCGTCGATCTTTGAGCGCAAGCGGCCGCTCGCTGACAAGACGCAGTGGCGCATCGCGCAGGGCGTGAAGCGGTTCGTCCTGGAATCTCCGCGGCCCTTCATCGTGAAGTTCCGCGGCGATGCCCATAGCTCCGACATTAATGAGCCGCTGCCGACCATCACCGCTGGCCCGAAAGAGAATCCTGCCGGCGCCGCCCATGCCCTCGGAATCGCGACGCCCGTCCTCGTCGAGATGAATCACTCGAACGCTCCACAGCCAGTCGATCGGCCGCTCGGCGTCGTTACGAGTCAGCACAATCGGCACAACCTCGTCGCCCCACATCTGATCGCCGTGAACCACGGGGACGGGTGGAAGGATGGTCGCGCTGGCCGACGCGAATATCCCGCAGATGCGCCCCTGGGCACGGTTACCGCTGCTCGGCGCAGTCACGCCGTCGTTGCGTCCACGCTAGTGCAAACGGGCTATGGCGAGCGCGATGGTCAACTCGCGCGGGTGCCTGGCCTGGACAAGCCGCTCGGCACGCTGGTCAACAGCCGGAAACACGGGCTAGTCTCGGCATTCCTCGCGAAGCATTTCGGTGGTGTGGTCGGTCACGAGCTCCAGCGGGAGATCGGGACGATTACCGCGCGCGATCATCACGCGTTGGCCGCCGCGCACCTCGTCAAGCTCCGCGGGGAATGCCATGGCGCCGGCGCCGATGAACCAGTTCCGACACTCACGAGCGGTGGCACTCACATCGCCGAGGTCTGCGCGTTCCTGTTGAAGTATTACGGCACTGCGCGCGCGGGCCAGCAGATCGACATGCCGCTGCACACACTCGAAGCAAAGCAGCGTTTCGGGCTCGTTACGGTCGAGGGCACTGACTACCAGATCGTCGATATCGGGATGCGGATGCTCGAGCCGCACGAGCTGCTCCGCGCGCAATTCGGCCGGTTTGCCTCCTCCTATGATCTCTCCATCGCCAAGACGAAGACTGCGATGGTGCGGCTCATCGGGAATTCCGTTTGTCCAGAAGTCGCTGAGGCGGTCGTGCGCTCGAATCTGCCGCAGCAGATCGAGAGGGCCGCCGCGTGAGCCCTAGGCAGGCAGGCAGGCAGGCAGGCAGGCAGGCAGGCAGGCAGTTCTTCTGCGGGCGGCGCTGTGAGTCAGGCGCAGCTCTTTTGCGGGAGCGCGACTGACGTGCTTCAAACGCTGCCGGTCGACTCCGTCCAGTGTGTCGTGACGAGTCCGCCATACTGGGGACTACGCGACTACGGTGTTGCCGGACAAATCGGATTGGAGTCGAGCCCCGAAGAATACGTCTCGAATCTCGTCGACGTGTTTCGAGCAGTTCGGCGCGTCTTGTCGGCCGACGGCTCGCTGTGGCTGAACCTGGGCGACTCATATACCGATAGCGGCCGCGGTGACGACATTGGGAGCACCCTGCAGGGCACCCGTCGCAACCAGCGTGAGAGCCGACGGACGCGCGTGCGTGAGTCCATGCGCACCCGGCTCCGGCCCAAGAACCTGCTGATGATGCCGGCGCGAGTTGCGCTCGCGCTCCAGGCGGATGGCTGGTGGGTGCGCGAGGATATCATCTGGGCGAAGCCGAACCCGATGCCGGAGAGCGTCACCGATCGGTGCACGCGGGCGCATGAGTACCTCTTCCATCTCGCCAAATCGGAGCGCTACTACCACGACGCTGCGGCGATCGCCGAGCCACTATTACCGACGAGCCGCGATCGACTCTCGCAGGATGTAGATCATCAGACTGGCTCCGCGCGTGCGAATGGCGGCGCAAAGAGGAATGGGCCGATGCGCGCCGTTGGTGGCACGCGGAAGCGGAGCGGCAATCTGAAGCGCGATCTCCCAACTGGGCGCGACGGCCGGGGAATCCCGAACGACCATCTCGGCCGCGGCGTGCCCTGGGAGGATACCACGGGCAAGCGCAACGCGCGTTCGGTATGGCTGATCGGCACGCAGTCCTATGCCGGGGCGCACTTCGCCACCTTCCCAGAGGAACTCGCGCGGCGCTGCATCGTGGCCGGCTCAAGGCCTGGCGACACGGTCCTCGATCCGTTCGGCGGTAGCGGCACCGTTGCCCAGGTGGCCACGGGCAACGGTCGCAACAGCATCTATATCGACCTGAATCCGAAATACCTCGAGCTGGCGCGTCATCGCATCGGGCCGATGCTCTGTGAGGTGGCCTAGATGCCGAGAGCGATCTGCCAGAAGTGCGGCCACGAGGTGAATTGGAGCAACACGCGCGGCTCTCGCCTCGCTGACCTACGACATGGCGGATGCGGCGGTGCGCTGAGCCGACCGCCGCGCGAGGCCGATGTTAAACCCCGCGGCGAGCAGGTGAAATGCGCAGTCTGCGGGCGCCGGCGGTTTAGTCAGCGCGGGAACGTTTATCGAACCACGAAACCACATCAGTGGCATGGATCGGGTGCATGGGTGGCCGGTCAACCGCCAGTCCGAGAGACACAGCCAGGCGATTTCGTTTGCTGGGCTCACACGCTGATCGCCAATAACGATCGCGGCACGATCTATGGCCGTTGCGCGGCCGAGCTCGCGAAGACAGGCGACCTATGATGGCTTCAGCCGCTGCGACGCATGCGACACGCTGGAAGGTGGCCACTCTGCTGCCCGGCGCAGTGGAGTGGGCGACGCCGCCGGCGATCTATGCGGCGCTCGACCAGGAATTCAAGTTCACGCTGGACGCCGCGGCGGCCGATTTCAACGCCCAGCACGTCCGGTATTTCGATCGTGACACCGATGCGCTCACGGCCTCATGGGCTGGCGAGCGAGTCTTTTGCAATCCGCCCTACGGCAAGGGCATGACGTTATGGGTCCGGAAGGCGCTCCTCGAGGCCACCGAGCACGGAGCGCTGGTCGTCATGCTGCTGCCGGCGCGCACGGATACCTCGTGGTTCCATGAGGTCGTGCTGCCGCATGCCGAAATCCGCTTCATTCGTGGACGGCTGAGCTATACCCTCGGTGCGCCAGCGACCCGCCGCGGTCGCGCGCCCTTCGCCAGCTTCGTCGCGGTCTTCCGACCGGGTCTCAAGCTCGGCGGTAACGGCAAACGTCAGCTGCTCTTCCCGTTCCTGTCGAAGGTCCCGTGATCTCCGATGCCGTGATCACACCCGATCAGCGGTATCGCTATTGCCTCTTCCGCCGTTGGAGCGAGCACGATGAGCGGTGCGTGCTGTGGATCATGCTCAACCCGTCAACGGCCGATGAGAGTATCGATGACCCTACAATCCGTCGCTGCATCGGGTTCTCGAGGCTCTGGGGCTATAGCCAGCTTCGCGTCGTGAATCTCTTCGCGTTGCGCGCGACCAACCCCAAGATGATCGAGCATGCCGGTTTCCCGGTCGCGGTCGGCCCAGAGAACGATGAGTGGATCAGCATGCAGCTCGTGCACGCGTCGATCGTCATCGCCGCGTGGGGGCATAAGGGCGGTCTGTTCAGTCGCGATCGTGCGGTGCAGCGAATCCTGAAGCCGTGGCGGTATATGGTGCATCACCTTGGGTTGACGCTGAATGGTGCCTATCCGCGACACCCGCTCTACGCTCCGAGCGCGGCAATCCCCACGCTCTGGGATGCGCTGGAGCACGTCGCGTGCTGAGTGATCGTCCGCCGAAGCTGCCCGCGATCGCGCTGGGCGTGTTCTGGGGCTGCCCCGAGCTCACGCTCGGCGAGGTCGTCGTGTGCTATCACGACTGGATCCTCGATCAGGGCGGCCCGGACGGCTCTTACATCTCGCACGAGAGTCTGGCGGCGCGCCTGGCTAACAAACTGAAGGCCGGGACGATCTCGAGGATCCGTCAGCGGCTGAAGCGTCTGACGCTGCACGAGACGATTCGCCGCAAGGATGCGCGCAACCTCGGCTGGGTGACGACGCTGCCGCGTGTGTGCGTCCCGCGCACCTATCACGAGATACCGGCGCTGGCGATCGCGCTTGGGAAACACCTGCGAAGCTTGACTACATGGTCTGAACAGAACGGACTCGACAGTCCAGATGAGATGGACGCCAGAGTCCAAACAGGCCAGACGCCAGAGTCCGACCTCCCGGCCGCCGCTTTGGGGGGTAGGGGGGAAATTTCCTTCTCAGTACCAGTGCGACAAGCACAACTCCCTTCTATGGTTAGAGAGAAGGGAGTTGGTGCTCGCGCACCAGAACTACAGAAGAGAGAGGAGCGCGACCCCGCGGTGGTCAGAGCCGAGGGATTCGCACTCATCCATCTCCAGCAGGGCAAGAAGCTCACGCCCGAGGAGCGGCATCTCGTCGATGAGTGGTTGAAGCGCCAGCCGCCGGATCGCAGGAAGGCGATGGGAGGGTGATGGCGACCGAGACCGACATCCATCCCCCGCGCGAGCCGATCTGCCGGTCGGCCGACAACCCGCGCGAAGCCTGCCGCTTCGCGGGCCAGTGCAATGAGCGACGACAGCGAGCGATGCATTACGCCACGCCGCCGATCCGCGGGCGCGGGTGCTGGAAGTTCTTGCAGCTCGTCGAGCTCGAGGGCTCGGAGGCGCAGGCCGAACGCGTGGCGATCCAGGCGGAGGCGCGATGACGAGTGGCCTCCAGCTCGGATTTGACGCGCTCGAATTGGCGGCCGCAAAGGCTGCGCGCAAAGCATTGATCGAGAAGCTCGTCCCGATCGCGCAGGAGCTCGCGAAGCGTGCTGGCGACAACGGCATCACGGTCGCGAATCTGCGCCATGCTGCACAGCGTCGCGGGATCCTGCCGCGGACCGGTGACGAGCGATCGCTCAGCTTCCTGGGCGCCGTGATGCGGAATGCGAAGCTGATTGCGACCAAACGGTTTCGGCGTAGTGACGTGACGGCGTCGCACGGCAACGCGCATCGTGTCTGGGTCGATGTCGCCTTCGCCGCTGTGGCGGATCAATGAGCGCGCCGCGCCTCGAAGAAGTGCTGGCCGATAAACGCGAAGACGCCGCGGTGCTGCGTCGCGTGGGCCATGAGCACGACGCCAAGTTGATCGAGGGCATCTGTGATACGGTCGCCGCGGCGGCCGAGGATTATCTCCGATGGCTCAACGAGGGCGACGCGATGTTGCAGTCGGGCTGGTCGGTCGATAAGCTGCGGCGCCATTTCCCTGCGTGGGAGCGGCTGGGTCACGCAATGTACGACCAGAAGCGTCGGCGGATTTATCGTCAGCTGATTGTGCCGCATCGCGCCAACACGGTCGCGGCGCGTGAGCGCGGACGCCGTGCAGCGATGAAGGGGACGCAATGAACCCGATCCGTTATGTGTGGCGTGTACGCA